GACGATAGAGCTTAATTATGTCAGGAATTAGTTATAACACTTTAGTATCACAAATTAGAAACTACACAGAAGTAGATTCTAATGTTTTAACCACAGATATTTTAGAAAACATTATTTTAAATGCACAGCAAAGGATATTCTATGATGTGCCGATAGATGCCGATAGACATGTACAAGAAGGTACTCTGTCTGCAGGCAACAACTCTATAAATGCTCCAGCAGGAGCTTTGTTTATTAGAGGCATAGAAGTATTTAACTCTACAACTGCCACAACAGGCCCTGGTCAATGGTTAGAGAAAAAAGATCAAACGTATCTAGCTGAGTATGTAAATAGAACTACAGGACCAGAAGGTGGTGTAGATGGTAAAACAGTTACTGGATTACCTAAATACTATGCTATGTTTGGTGGTGCTACAGGTTTAAGTGATACTACATCTGGAGCTATGTATTTAGCTCCTACACCAGATCTAGCCTACAAATTTAGAGTATATTACAATAAAATTCCTGTATTATTAGAGTCTAGTAATCAGACTAATTACATTAGTTTAAACTTCCCACAAGGTTTATTATATGCGTGTTTAGCAGAGACTTATGGCTTTTTAAAAGGGCCTGTAGATATGTTGACATTATATGAGGGAAAGTATAAACAAGAGATACAGAAATTTGCGGGAGCGCAAATAGGTAGACGTAGACGAGACGATTATACGGATGGAACAGTTAGAATTCCAGTCAAGTCACCGACACCATAAGAGGATAAAATATTATGACTATAACATCGGCAGATCCAGTTTTATCTGGAGATACAGCGTGTGTAAAATTTAATGATATTTCTTGGACATCAGCTTCATTTACAGCAAGAGGTTGTTTAATTTATAATAACACAAACGTTACAGGATTTACTAACGACCGAGCAGTTTGTGCTGTTAACTTTGGTGCTGACAAAACTGTAACTAGCGGAACTTTCACGGTTCAATTTCCAGCGCAGACAGCAGGCAACGCAATCGTTCAGATAGCATAGGAGGTCAACCATGTCGGTGACTTCAGGATGGGGTAGATTAACCTGGGGCCAATCAACTTGGAATGAGGCTACTGTCTTAACTCAAGGTTGGGGTGCTAAATCTTGGAACAGTGGTGAGTGGGGCGATCTTTCTAACGAAACAGTTACACTTACAGGATTATCTTCAACAACATCTGTTGGTTCATTAGATATAGAATTAAGACCAGGTTGGGGTACATTATCTTGGGGTATTAATGGTTGGGGCTCTGTAGAAGAAGCTAACGAAACATTACCAGGATTTGCTTTATCATCAACTTTAGGATCTTTAACAGTAGACGATCAAGCAATGGGTCTTACAGGTCTATCTGCAACAAGTGCAATAGGTTCTTTAAGTATTATTGGAAGTGCATCATTAACATTATCAGGTTTAGGTTTAGTATCTTCATTTGGTTTATTATCTGTTGATGATCATTCAGTAGGTTTATCTGGTCAATCTGCAACCACGGCTTTAGGAACTCCTACAGCCACTCCAGAAACTTTAGCTGTACTATCAGGACTATCTAGTTCGACTAGCACTGGAGATATTACAATAACATCAAATTTAATATTACCTATATCTGGTGTATCTGCAACAAGTGCTGTTGGAAGTATTTCACCAGCAGATGTAATGGGCTTAACAGGTCTATCTTCAACATCTGCTATTGGTTCTTTGACAACAGTTCAAGTAACTAACGCTAGTTTAGCAGGATTAGGTCTTTCATTAACGGCAGAAGTAGGTGCATTTAACGCTATTTTAGGATATGCTGATGTAGATCCTGTATTGACGGCTAGTTATTCTGATGTTACTAATTCAGCAAATGCTAGTTACACGGATGTTGACAGCGTAGGCTAGATGAAATATATATTAAGAATAACTTCGAATAGGAGATAAAATAAAACATGGCATCATCATATACAAATCTTGGTATAGAATTAATGAATACTGGCGAAAATGCTGGTACATGGGGAAACAAAACTAACGCTAATTTACAACTTATCCAACAACTTCTTAGTGGATACAATGCACAATCAATAGCTGGGGGAGCACAAACTACAACTTTAACTATACAAGACGGAGCTACAACAGGTACAGCTCAACAAAGAATTATAGAATTTACAGGAACAATAACTGGCAATCAAATTGTTACAATCCCTGATTCAATAGATAACTTTTTCTTTATTAAAAATAACACATCAGGAGCATACACTGTACAAGTTAAAACAGCTTCTGGAACAGGATTTACTTTTCCAGCAACAGATAAAGGAACAAGATTATGTTACTCAAACGCAACTAATTTAATTGATGTAAATGCTGCTTTCACAACAATAGCTGGATTTACGTTACCATCTTCAGACGGATCAAACGGACAAGCTATGATTACCAACGGATCTGGCACTTTAAGCTTTGGATCTGCAGGAATAACAACAGGAAAAGCTATTGCAATGGCAATAGTTTTCGGCTAAAAAGGAGAGATTATGGCAAACCCAAATATAGTATCAGTATCTAGTATTAAAGGTGAATCGGTTGGATTTGCTTTATCAGCTACTACAACTACATCTTTAATGACAGTTGCCTCTGGTAGAGTTGTAAAAATAAATAGAATTACATGTGCTAATGTAGATGGTACTAACGCAGCAGATTTAACTTTATCAATTACAAAACAAAATTTTACTCCAGATGGTGTTGACAACTTTGACACTTCTGGAACTTTTCATTTAGCAAAAACGGTATCAGTTCCAGCTGATGCAACGTTGGTTGTTTTAGATACACCAATATACATGATGGAAGATGATATTTTAAAAGGTGGAGCAAACGCGGCTTCAGATTTAGAATTATTCGTATCGTATGAATCGATAAGCGACGCGTAGGAGGTACTATAAGCTATGGCAAATGGCGGAATTATAGGACCAGTCAATACTACTCAAAAAAAGAAAAAACCAAAAGTATCAATTTTTGCAGCTTCTGGAACTTTAACAACAGATTCAGATACAACTAAAGTCAACGCTACAGTAATCGCTGGTGGCGGTTCAGGTGGAGCTGATAGAGCAGGCGGTGGAGGTGCAGGAGGATATAGAACTTTTTCTTGTCAAACTGTTTGTGGATCAACTCCTTACGCTGTTACAATCGGTGCAGGTGGAGTTGGTGGAACTGGAAACGGTACATCTGGAAGTAATTCAAGTTTAGTATTTCCTGGCCCTACAACTGAAACTTCTGCTGGTGGTGGAAGAGGAGGTTCTGATAGAGGTTTACCAGCTGGTTGTTCTACAGGAGTAGCTGGTGGTTCAGGTGGCGGAGGCGGACAATGTCAACCTGGTGGTGCTGGTAATACTCCTCCAACAAATCCCTCACAAGGAAACGCAGGAGGAACAGCTACACCTTCTGTTGGTGGCGGAGGTGGTGGTTCTGGAGGTACTGGATTTCCAGGAACTGACTCTGGCAATGAATCAAAAGCAGGCGCAGGCTCTTCTTTACAACCTTATTTAACTCCCTTTGGTGGAGCAACAACTTTTGCAGCTCCAGCAGGAACAATGTCTGTAATAGCTGGTGGCGGTGGAGGCGGTAGAAATGCTTCATCAACAAACGATGGTTTCGGTGGTGGTTCTCCAGGTGGAAGATGTTCAAGTGCTAGTAATGCAATAAATGCAACAGGTGGCGGCGGAGGTGGCGGCGGAGCAGGTTCTCCTCCAGGTGCTAATTCAACAGGTGGTGATGGTGGATCAGGTATGGTCGCCGTTCAAGAAATTAATATAACAGGCCCAGGAGCAACTGGTGTCTTTACAATGGAAGAAGTTTACGATGCAAGATTAAATGATGTATGGCCTTCTGCAACTTTTGGAGATGTAAATATTTTAACAATAGCTGGTGGTGGAGGTGGGTCTCAAGGAAGAGGCGCTGGAGGTGGAGCTGGTGGCTATAGATATAATACAGGTTTAGAATTAGGTAGTAATATAGATTACACTGTTACAATTGGAGCAGGTGGAACAGGAAGAAGTGGTTCAACAAGTTGTGAAAGTGCCTGTGCTGCTCACAATGGAAACGATTCAAATTTTTCAGGACCAGATATTTCAACTTTTACTTCGACAGGTGGAGGTCAAGGTGGTTATGGAGCAGGATCAAGAGCTCACCCTGATGCAGGAAAAAGAGGTTCCGAAGGAGGATCAGGTGGTGGTGGCGGAGCAGGATGTGCACCAACACAAGAATGTAATTCAGCCGGTGGAATTTCTACTGCAAGTTTTTCAGCTCAAGGAAACAGTGGCGGTCAATCAGCAAACACAGGACCTACTGGTCAAGGTGGTGGCGGTGGCGGTGGTGCAGGAGCAGCAGGATCAGCAGGAGCCCCACCAAATGCTGGTGGAAACGGTGGAGCTGGAGCTAATAACTGGCCAGGAGATTCAACATTAAGAGCTGGTGGTGGCGGAGGTTCAGGAGCAAATAGTAGCGGAACTGGTGGACCCGGTGGTGGCGGTAACGGATCTGCACCAGGTAGTGGTTGTAGACAGGCTGGAACAGCAAACACTGGAGGCGGCGGTGGCGGTGGAGCTAATCCAGAACAAGGCGCTGGTGGAGCAGGTGGATCAGGTGTAGTAATTATTCAATATCCAGGACCACAAAGAGCAGGTGGCGGAACAGTTTCATGTGTTTCTTGTAAAACACAACATATATTTTCAAGCACAGGATTATTCACAACAAAACCTGGACCTTATACATCTTTTGATTATTTAGTAGTAGCCGGCGGTGGAGCTGGTGGCGGTGGTGGACCTGGAGCAATAACAGGTGGTGGAGGAGCTGGTGGTTTTAGAACTTCTGTATGTTCTCCAACAGTCCCATCAATAGCACTTGGAACAGGATCTCACGCAATAACTGTGGGAGCTGGTGGTGTGGGAGTACGAAATTCACCATCAACCCCTAATCCCGTAGCTCCAAGTGGATCAGATTCAATTTTTAGTATAATAACATCTGCCGGTGGTGGTGGCGGTGGTGCGAGTCCTTCAGCCGGTGGAACTGGAGGTTCAGGTGGTGGATCTTTTGGAACTGGTGGAGCAGGTAATACACCTCCAACAACCCCACCTCAAGGTAATCCAGGAGGAACGGGTCACGATGGAGGACCTGTAGCTTTTATATCAGCCGGTGGTGGTGGTGGAGCTGGTGGAGCTGGACAAAGTCCAGGAGCTCCAGGAGCTACTTCAGGAGATGGTGGTGTAGGAGCATCAACAGCGATATTTGGAAGTGCACCACAAGCACCAAGTTATGGAACACCCGGTCCAGCGCCAGGTAGATATTTTGCTGGTGGTGGCGGTGGATCAGTATCTACTTGTAGACCATCACCCTCAGCCGGTTCTGGTGGAGCAGGCGGTGGTGGAGCTGGAGTATCTAATGCTAGTGGAACTCCAGGAACAGCGAATACAGGTGGTGGTGGCGGTGGAGGATGTGCTGCAGCACCTGCAGGATTAGGTGGTAATGGTGGGTCTGGAATAGTTGTTTTAAAAGCACCTACTTCAAGTTTACCAGGATCTTTTGCTTTAGCACCAGGATCAAATGTATCGTTTACTTGCGGTAGTAACACTATTGCTGTATTTACAGTAACAGGGACCTTGACTTTATAGTTGATTGTAATATTAAATTTGATATAAAATACAAATAAGGAGAAACTAAAAATGGCACATTTCGCAGAACTTAAACAAAAGACAGATCCAACAGGATTTACAAGTGATTTACATTGGGTTGTAGAAAGAGTAATCGTTGTAGATAATAAACATGTTTCAGCTGATGAGGCTCTTGATGGAGAAAACTGGTGTTCTACATTTTTTGGTGGTGGCACTTGGAAACAAACTTCTTACAACAGTAATTTTAGAAAACAATATGCTGGTAAAGGTTATATTTTCGATACAGCTAAAAATAAATTTTTAACACAACAACCTTACGCTTCATGGTCATTAAATGAAGAAGATGACTGGAAAGCTCCAGTAACTTACCCAACTGACACAACAGACAAACAAATTAGTTGGGATGAAGATGGTCAAAAATGGACCGCAAAAGATTTAGACGGTAATAACAATTATAATTGGGATGCATCAGCTCTAGCTTGGGTGTCCGCATAGGAGGACATTAATGCCGAGTAATAAAGGCGGATCATTAAACGGTGGAATAATTGGTAAATCCAATAAATCATCTTTTGGAAAAGACAAAATTACAGCGGTTAACGCAACCGGAACTTTTACAACACAACCTGGAACACAATTAGTAGCTACCATGTTAGCTGGTGGTGGAGGTGGAACTTTAGGTTTAAGAAATATGTCAGGTGCTGGTGGCGGTGGCGGCGGTGTTGTTTTACACCCAGGAAAAACTGTTTGTGGAGCAACTAGTTATCCAGTGGTTATTGGAGCTGGTGGAACGGGTGGCCCTGCTTCAGGTAGCTCAACGGCAAATTTTGGAACTGTAGGTGGTAATACAACAGCTTTTGGTTTAACTGCCTTAGGCGGTGGTAAAGCAGTTTGTGGTGGTATGCCCACTTCATCAGAATGTGCAGCAGATGAAAATTCAGGATCAGGTGGATCAGGCGGTGGTGTTTTAGGTCCAGCGTGTAATGTTACACCAACAATGGGGGCAGGAAGACAACCTTTGCAACCTGGTGATTCAGGAACTTTTGGATTTGGAAATAGAGGTGGTGGAGAAGATGATCACGCAGCTGGAGGAACTGCTAGTGGAGGCGGTGCAGGTGGAGCTGGAACAAGAGGAGTTAGTCCTCCTTCAACTCCAAATACTGGAGGAGGTGGTTTAGATATACAACCATTTTTTGGTTCTAATCCTCAACCTTTTTATACGGCAAGTGGTTTAATAGCTGGAGGTGGTGGAGCTGGTGGAAGATCATACCCATGTTCACCTAACTCACCAACACCAACAGGTGGTGGAGGAATTGGTCAAGGTATGTCATCGGGATCGCCAAGACCTGGTGGTGGAACAAATGGAACAGCAAACACTGGAGGTGGAGCTGGTGCTGTAACTTCTACAGATATTCCTTTTCCATTAGCAGGATCCTCAGGCGGTTCTGGACAATTTTTAGTAAAAGAATTAAATCAAGCAAGTGGTGTGTGGTCAATGCAATCTCAGTTCGCAGCTAGAACAATAAACGCATGGCCTTCAAATCCTGTCGTAAGTCCATTCAATATTAATATGTTAGTAATAGCAGGTGGTGGAGCTGCACCATACGGTCAAGCTGGAGGTGGTGGAGCAGGTGGTTATAGATTTTGTACAAGTTATGCGATTACACCAGGAAGTAGTTTTAAAGTTACTGTTGGAGCAGGGGGAACAACAACCGCTTACCCTGGTTGCGCTCAACCTGATGCTAACACAACATCAGGAAATGTAAGTTCATTCAACACATGCGCCGTAGGCTGTGGAGCAAAATTCGAGTCAGCTGGTGGCGGTGCTGGTAGAGGTCCAGCTGCAGTAGGTAAAGCTGGAGGTTCTGGAGGTGGTACAGGAAATCATGGATCAAATCCTGGTGGTGCTGGTAACACTCCAAACACAAGTCCTCCTCAAGGAAATGCTGGAGCAGGTCCCGGAAGTCCCGATGCTAGTGGTGGTGGCGGTGGAGGAGCTGGCGGAGCTGGATCAACTTCGCCTAACGGATCTGTTGGAGGAGCTGGAGGAAATGGATCAAGTGGTTGGCCTGGAGATTGTACAACAAGAGCAGGCGGTGGAGGAGGAGCTGGAGCAGGCCCTTCTGGAGGTCCTGGTCCTGCTGGACCTGGAGGTGGTGGAAAAGGATTTAGATATCAAAACCCAGGCAGTACAAATCCTGCGTCAGACCAAGATGGAGGTACAAACCTTGGAGGTGGTGGAGGTGCAGGTCAAAACATTGGAGCACCTGGAGCACCTAGTGGACCATTAAGAGGTGGTAATGGTGGATCAGGAGTTGTAATTTTAACGTACCCAGCAGCTACTACCGGTGCACCTTTAATTACAGGGGGTACTAAAACTAGTTCGCCATCTTTAATTACACACACATTTAACGCAACAGACAATTTTGTAGTTCCTTTCTAGTTTACTTATGATAGGATGTGGTGTATAAAAAGCTAGAAATATGAATTTATCAAATTATTGTTGGTGGTTTAAAAGTGCTGTTCCAGAACGAATATGTGATGAGATCGTTAAGTATGGAAAATCTATATCTGATCAAATGGCTGTAACTGGTGGATACGGCAATAAAAAATTAAATCAAAAACAAGTTAAAGACTTAAAGAAAAAAAGAAATTCAAATATTGTTTGGATGAATGACCGATGGATTTATAAAGAAATACAACCTTATGTTCATCAAGCTAATGCTAATGCTGGTTGGAATTTTAATTGGGATCATTCAGAAAACTGTCAATTTACAAAATATGAAAAAGGTCAGTTTTATGATTGGCATTGTGATAGTTGGGATAAACCTTATTTTAATCAAAACAATCCACAAGATCCAACAAATGGTAAAATAAGAAAATTATCTGTAACATTATCTTTATCTGATCCTAAAGAATATAAAGGTGGAGAGTTAGAATTTGATTTTAGAAATATGGATCCTGACAAAAAAAGACATTTATACAAGTGTAAAGAAATATTACCTAAAGGATCTTTAGTCGTTTTTCCATCTTTTGTGTGGCATAGAGTATGTCCTGTTAAAAGAGGTTCAAGATATAGTTTAGTAATTTGGAACTTAGGGTATCCTTTTCAATGAAAGACCAAAAACAAAAAGATCAATTGTATAGAGAGGATTATTTTACTTGTCCAATATACTGGATGGATAAACCTGAATGGGTTAAAAAATTAAACAAAGCTTCAGATTTATATATTAAAAAAGCAATTAAAAATAATAAAGAACATATAAATGAGAGAACTAAAAAATATGGTGATAAAGGCGATCACGGATTAACTCATCATTCTACATCTCTTATAAATGATCCTAAATTTGCAGACTTGCAAAATTGGATATTAGCAACTGCATATAATCTTTTAGATGAACAAGGTTTTGAATTAAAAGGACATCAGTTATTTTTAACTGAAATGTGGGTACAAGAGTTTTCTAAACTTGGTGGAGGACATCATACTTTACATACACATTGGAACGGTCACATGTCTGGTTTTTATTTTTTAAAAGCTAGTGATGCAACATCTAGACCTGTTTTTGAAGACCCAAGACCAGGAAGACAAATGATTTTGTTGCCAGAAAAAGATAAAACAAAAGTTACATTAGCAACGTCTCAAATAAATTATACTGTTAAACCTGGAAGATTAATATTTTTTAATTCTTTTATGCCACATTTATATAGTGTTGACAACGGTTACGAACCATTTAGATTTATACATTGGAACATACAA